TATCTGTCAATATGCTTGTTACCGAATTAGACATTTTCAACGGCTTGTATAGAGTGTCCGATTCATACTCAACAGTAAACGGGCTATCTGTTAGGGTGAGTTCTTCGGAATACGTTGCAAAGACCGTATGAATTTCAATTCTATACGTCTTGTCTTTCCTGCTCTTAAACTCTGAATAATATCTTAGTTTCATCTTACTTTACTTTTCTGATTATAATGATTACTCAAAACTCCTTCTAAATCTCTTCCATGTATGCGAAACGTTACGTTTGCGGGCTGATTTCCATTTTCTGCAGACGGTGCAATCTTTTGCGATAAGGAGCCATATAAACCGCTATTTAGCATTTGAAACAAATTACTTTGCTGTGATCCGTTTAGAATCATCTCGCCTGAATTGAGTAAAGCCGGAACTTTATCGCCTGTGAATGATGTGCCAGGCACAATACCACCCGTTGCGAATTTAGGAATACTAGCCATTGCAGCGACGACGGCAGCAACGGCGGCTCCCGCCAATAACCAACCGACAACGGGCGTTTCTGCTGCGGAAGCTACGCCGCTAACTACTGCTTCGGTCTGTTTCGCAGTTATTAACGATTGAATAGCCGGAATAGCTTGCGCAATACTGGATATAACATTTGCGCCCCATTGAAGATACGCCGCCGCACTTTCATTGGTTATTCCAGATAAAGATCCCATAATACTACCAACTGCAGATAGAGATTCGGCATACCTTTCATTCATGTCTATATCTTCTTTTTTAAAAAGTGGATCATATTTCGGCAACTTTAAGTTTTTACCTTCTTTCCCATGAGTAGGAACTTTATCTTTATACGTTGGTTTTACCGGAAGAGACAAAGCGCCGTCTTTCATTTCACCATGAGCACTTTTGAACGTTTCTTGCTCTACAACAAACTTTAAACTTATCCTCTTTGATTCAAGTTCATTAATTGTTGCTTGAATGGCGGAACGCGCTTGAATGGCGGTTTCAGCAATAAGTTTTTTATTTTGCTCTGCGATTTGCGTGTCATACCAAGCGATAGAGCCCTTTTTCGGTTCTTCCTTTGGCGTTTTACCGCCTATTCCTGACTGTGAAGCACGGTTCGCTGCTTTCGTCATACTAGATAAATTCCGTCCCGCCGCCTCTGCCGCCGTTGCAACGTTTATTAAATTCTGCAACCATTCATCACTCTTCTTTACTAAAATCGCGTTATATTGTATTGCATCCTGATACTTCGATAACATCGGGCTTATTGCCTTACTCAATGCATTTGTATCTGTTGTTGTAACCGTGTGCACATTCATTCCAGAACCCACCGTTTCGTAAGTTGTGAATTTGGCTTTTAAACGATCGTATTCATCTACGAAGTCTTTATACTGTTTTGCTAATTGTGCCTTTTGTTTATCGCCTACCGAAGATACATCTAATCTCAACACTTTATCTATATCCATTGCCGAAACATCTACGCCGTCAAGTCCTATTGCCGCCTTTACCATTGCTTGTAATGCGTTTTGACTTCTTTGTTTATATTGTCCTACGATTTCCTCTTGGTCTTTCAGCGTCTTGTCTAATAGTTCCCTAGCTGCTTTCTTTTGCTCTTCCGTTGAATCCTTATCTTTTAAGATAGTTATTTGTTCTTGTATGGTTGCTTGATTCTTTGCATCAAAATAAGAGAACGACATTTTTGTATTTCCTAATTGATCCATCGCGCTGTATGCTTCGCGTGCTAGACGTATAGTTTCGGTTAACCCGTTCATGAACGGCGTCCAGTCTCCACTACCGATAGAGTAGAAAAACTGGTCTACGCCACCTTTTAAGCCGTCCATAGTACGGGCATATTCATCTCCTAGCGTCTGACTGCTATTCATTACTTTATTGAAACCCTCCGAGGCAGTTACAGCAATACCAAGAACCCCGGCGAACTTCATAACTCCCGATACTGCAACGCCGGACATTTTAGAAATGTCGCTTTGAAAAGCGTTTACATTCTTCTTCGACTTATTTAGATTTGCGTCAAAGTCATTCGTTTTAAGCAATAATCTTGTTACTATATCAGACATCTTTATGCGTGTTTAATTGTGATTCTACTTCTTTTGCTTTAGCTCGTAATCGTTGCATCTCTTCGTCCGTTACGCTCGTATCTTTCTTTTCTTCTTCATCCCACGGAAACCGGAGTATATCGGTTTGCTTTAGCGTTTTAGTGCTATTCGATTGCGCTATAATGAAACCTAGCAATCTAGTTTGTTCCCACGCTTCCCGATTACGTCGATTCAATCCGTCTATAAACGATTCAACCTCGATAAAGTCCATTTTATCGAGGAAGTAATCGGGAGCGATCCCACCCTCACCGACAACGCGCGAATAAAGTTCGCGTATACTTACGGCTTTCGTTTCCGCGTCGTCACCTTCTTTTTTTTTACGTCATTTCCTGCCGATTGCGAACGTAGTTTGATTTCATCCAAAATAAATTCTTTGAATTGTTCGAATAGCGTCAAGTCATTTTCGCATAATTCGATAAATTCCTCAAATTCCATTTTGAACAATTCCTGATTAGAGGCAAGCAGGAACGAATAAAACAAAAGAAACTCGTCTAACATCTTCCCGAACTGAAACGGATAGCCGGATATAGATTCGAACACAAAGAACGCACGAAGCGTATATTTCAAAGAAAAATCTTTTCCGTTAAGTGATATTGTTTTCATTGAATAAGTCGTTTAGAGGGCGGCAAAACACCGCCCGTAAGTTATTTACTAGCTGCTTCCTTTGCAAGCGGTCCGGTTCCTTCGAAACTGATTGATAGTGTTGCTTTGTCACCATCCGGCGCATTTGCTTCTAGCGAAGTGATAACCGCACTACCTGTATATGCACCTTCCGCTAGCGTCCATCCGGCGGCGGGCATTTCGTTTACGTCAGGATTGCCAACAACGCCAAATTTCAGAACAACAGGTTTATGCGCCAAGAACAAAGCGAATAGTTTATCGTAGCTATTCGCATCTGCATCCGCGCTAAACACATTTTCGCTTGAAGCGTTCCAAGAAAGTTTCTTGATGTCCTTCTCCGTCCAGATACCCGAGTCTTTACTTTGCGTGTCGATTGTTTCAGCCGAAAGCCCCAATTTGCAAGATGTGGCAAGTGCGATGGCTTTATCGTCGATGAATAACATTAGGTCTTTTCCTAACACTGATTTTGCTTTACTCATAATTTTATCGTGTTTTAGTTAATTATTCAGTTTTAAATGAGAATACGAGGCTTTGAATAAAAGTATCTTCTATAAAATCCTCATTCGCACTAATTAGTTTAGAATCGATCACATCGAAGTTATCATAACTTCCTCGTTTGTTTTCGAGTGATTTACGTACCTCTTCCGCGATTGTTACAGAGTTCAAATAGTTATCACTGGCGACAACGATCTCAACCGAAACTGTGTCACCTGTGCCGTACCTATCTTTCGTATATTCCGGCGTTAAGGAGTTGCGTTTGTAGATCACAAACGGAAAAGATGTTTCCGTTTTGGTCGAGATAGCATATATTTTATCAGAAACCAATTTTGCCAACTCTGTAGAGTCGCTTAATTTCTTATATACGTGTGCGCCTATTGATAAACTCATTTCTTTTTATTTGCTACTTTCATTATAGAATCAATTATATTTTTCTCTAGTGAGCTCTCTGCTTCTTTCTGCTTCGATTTGACCGCATTAGAAAAGAAGTGGGAAGCATTTATAATACCCCTATTCGCTCCTTTTTTGGTAGCTCGTTCTTTTGTTCCTGATTCGAACCATTTCAGCATATAGGCGCGTGATCCCTTTTTGCGGCGGTCGATCAAGTCAACCCGTGCACCGGAAGCATTGCGATAAACTGCTACGTTTATTTCGTTCTTTAACGGTTTGAACGATACGCCATTCTTAGAACTGCTAAATTCTGCATCAGTAACAGCGGAAACTAGATTTTCCTGTGCCTGTTTACGAATGATAAGAATCGACTTTCTAAGAGCGGAGGAAATTGCCTTCTTTGCTTCTTTATCGTTCAACCGTTTAAGTAGTTCGTTTACTCGCGTTGCATCCACTTCGACGCGATACAAGTTGCGCCCGGTGTAATTGTCGTTACTCATTGATTACCTCCGCTTCTATAACCGTTGCTTGTTGCTTCCGGTCGTGATTGATAGATAGAATCTTGTATTTCTGCCCGTCGTATTCGATCCTCATTTTAGCGTTGATCTCTTTACAGATGCGAATCATTATCGTATTAACGGTCGTATTATATATCTCGCCGTTCGCTTCTTTACGTGCACCCGACTTAAAGCGAATGTATGCGCGTTTATCGAATACTTTCACCCAACTTTCAGACGTGCCGCCCAGATTATCGCGCTTTGACTCGCTACGGTAAAAAGCGATCATTTCGTTTAATAATCCTGCTTGCATTACGTATATCGTTTTAAAGGTTGCAGTAATAGTTCTATGTGCCCCGGAATAACTTGCGGAGTGGCAAATGTTACCGATTCACGGTTTGCGTAGTAATTCGCTATAAGGATGCGGATCGCGTGCCAGATACGCCGATCTATTTTTGCGTCCTTAACGTAGGTATCTAGCGGATTATTTAGATACGATTCGATAAGAAGTTGAACGGGTTCGATAAGCCCGGTTATATACGCGTCGTCCGTGTCGAAGTCAACGTTTAAATGCTGTTTGAGTTCTTCGAGTGTTACGTATTGTGCCATATTGGATAAATTAGAAAGGGCTAGAGCCGAAGCCCCAGCCCTTTAGTGAATGATAGGTTATAGAATTAGGCAGAAGCTTTTTTCTTTGCGATGGCAAAGGCTTCCGGGCGAGCTACAACAATATCATAATCAGTATTCAACACAAAGTTTACGACATTACTTTTCGCTCCGGTATACGGGTCTATCACTAAATCCATATCGCCGAACTGACCGATAGCAGCGTTGGAGAATACACCGAATCCGATAGAATCGGCGTCCATGTAGTTAGTAACAAGAACCGGATAACCGTTCACCATACCATTTTGGCAGATCATTTCAGCAGCCCCCGCCGCTTTGGGAGTGGATTTCAAAGTACCATACACCTTTGGAGTGCAAACATAGGCGGCTGTACCGTCCGTAACATCTACGCCCGCATCCATGACAGTAGATTCAAGTGCAACAATATTCGCGAACGTCAATGCGGAAGTATATTCTACATCCGGTTTTGCCTTTACAAACACGCCGTTACTTGCACCAGACAACGCAGCCCCCGAAAACATCCATTTGTTCAAAGTACGGGCAACACCAAGCGAAATTTGTTTTAAAACTACGTCCTGCAAAGAGTAGTTCGTTTGGTTGATCGCACGCTTAGACACCGGGATAGAAATAGATACACGTTTGGGTGAAGCCTTGATTTTGTCGATATTCAATTCGGTATCGGTAACCGCAACGTTTTCACCCTGAATTGTTGCTTCAACAGCCGCCAATGTTGGGAAAACAAGGTCACCTACAAGCCCGCTTTGCATCTTGATACCTAGTTTATCAATAATCAAGCCTTTTTCTAACGGTTCAATGATTTCACCGATTGTAACAGGAACCATGCTAGCCGCATCGGTTGTATCTGTAACAGTCACCGCACGTTCTACAACTTTAATACCGCCTTCCGATACTACTCCGTTGTATTCTTCCAAAGAGCGATGATTAACGACGTCAAAAACAGCCTGTGAAAACAACACGCGACGGTCTGACACCAGTCCCGCGTTAATATCTTCAAGCGCACGGCGTTCGACTTTCATTTCCAAAAGTTCTTTCTTTGTTTTTAACTGCTCAAACTGCTCTTTCTCGCTTGCGTCGAGTGCTCTTTTTTCCGCTTCTGCTTTATCCAACAGAGCGCGCATCTGCTCTTTGTATTGAGCAATAGTTTCAAATTCTTTTCTCATGTTTTAAATTGATTTGCGTAAATTATTAATTTCATTTAGATAGTCTTTATTCTCGCCGGACAACTCCGCTATCGTATCGTCCATACTCCGCACCGTTACGTCTGTACCATAAAAAGCAGGATCAACAACGGGAGATATATCGGAAATCCGATCAATCATGTGTACAGTACGAAGCAACAACCCGTCTTTCATTGAATAGGAAACTTTTGTTTTATCCTTTTCATTTAAAGCATACGCAAAAGACGAACCGAAAATATCACCGCGTTTAATCATTTCTACGGCGAAATCTCCATCGGGAGTACTAGGAGCCTCAAATCTGTATTTTAATCCGTAGTCGTCAAGTTCAAGCGACAAAGTTCCCGCACCACGATTAGAACGAGCTAACAATCTCTGTTTATTATGATCTAACAGAGCTTTAACATCACAACTACGCAATAACTCTTCCGTTATAGCTCCCTTTTCGATCACCTCAACAAAAGCGCGTTGTTTTTCCCTGTCGTACAATACACGGCTTTCTTGTCCGAATACAACCGCATAACCTTCGATTATTCTTCCATCTCCAACTTTAGGAGCACCTAACTCTGTATAACTTCGTATTTCCATATTTTGCAAATATCATTTTACTATATGTTTGTTTCTTCGTTTTTGGGTAGCTCTACTTTTTGACTAGCCGCCTCGATTGGTTGAACGTTGCAGGAGATAAACACTTTGTCGCCTCCTTCAACGGGCGGTTTTCCTAAAGCCCTACGAGTATCATTCGGGGAATGAGCTCCCATTTCTTCCAAAGCTTTATAATAGCTTGCTTGTGTCGTTAAATCGGTTTGATATAAGCATGACAAATCAAATGAAATACTATATAAGTGAGCGACTGAATTAGGAATCAGCTTGTAATTAAATTCAGCCTCGATTTGTTTCAATATTGGTTGCAGTGTATCAGTTAAAAAAGAAACATTGCTCATTTCAGAAGCTTTGTAATTAGTAGATTGTCCGGCAAATACTTTATCTGGGTGAACTCCGTAAAATCTACATATATCAAGAATACTGAATTTCTTTGTTTCCAATAACTGCGCATCAACCGGATTTATAGAAAGTTGATGAAATCCAACATCGCCGGGAACTGAAATAATGTCTCTTCCTGTATTTAGTTGTTCCTCTATGCGATCTCCAACCGTAGAAAGTTGAATATCCGTCATACCTGCACCGGGCAACCCTTTATTTATCTCTTTTGCACCGGAAACAAGCCCCTTTATTTTACTTCCATTCTGAAAAGTTCGTAAATTCTGATTATCTGCACTAGCGGCTATGGAAAAGATACGGCTAGCATACATTATTGTACTTACTCCTGTATATCCCCCGTCCAAACTATTATTTTTAAGATGGATTATTTCGTAGGATTCAAAACGCCCATATATCCGGTTATATGGATCAGAAATAATATAAACATCATTCAACTTGTCATAGGTTACTGTATTATTTGCGCATAATACAAGTTCGCTAACACTGCCGAACTTTCGACGGATAACGATGTAGGCGTTTCCTTGATTTACGATTTGAACAACCATATTCCTAACCATTTCAAAACTATTCATTCGTCGGTTAGGCATACGGGTTAATATCGTATATAAATCGTTTTCCTCGTCTGGTGAGAAATATCCATCTTTTTTCCGTTTAATTATAAGCGGTAAAGACGCGATAGTCCCCGAAAGAATAGAAGTACATCTATATGCGGCTGAAAGTTTCATTGCTTGATTACTGTTATGCACATCTATTGGCTGACCGGGTAACGATGGTAATCGGGAGTTTATCGCCGCATCTTTATCCGTTGTGCTCATCTCTGCATTTAAGGCGCGTTTTTGCGTCTTTGAACGTCCCAATTCAAAATTAAAAGATAGTTTCATTATACCTCCATGTTATTAAATAAGTAGAATGTCATTAGGTTTGTTATAGTCGAATCAATCTTCGCGTTATGCGTTTTCTTGACTGGCTTCTTATTCATGTTCCGATCTTCGTCTAATACCGCATTACTAAAACAGTATGGCGTAATTGGATTAGGGCTAAAGGTGAGCTTACTCCGATACAAAGCAAGTTCAAAGGATTCGATAGGGCTTGTAAACGTTCCGTATGTCTGTTTAACAGGCTTAATATATTCACTCGCACCGCCTACGGAATAAGTAAGAAGATTCACAAATTCAGCCGATTTATAAGGATCATAGCCAACTCCCATAATTTGTAGATACTTTGCACGCGCAAGTATATCGTTTACTATTTGCTGATAGTCGATAATATCACCGTCACAAAGAATTAAATAGCCCGCTTTCGCCCAACCTTCGTAAAGTTCCCGATTCGGATGATCTTTCAAAGCCCCTTCCGGGAAATAGTAGTCCGTATGCGAATGAAAAGAGCCGCTTTCTTTCGAATAGATATTATAAGTAACCGAAGAGAAGTCGTCTCGAACGGACAAATCAACCGCCACCATCGTAAGCGGATAAGTACCAATATTTTCTATTCTAATATCTTTGAATCGTTCTTCGATCTGCTTTGCCTCAATCCATTTTGTTGTTTGGTCGGTAGTAAATACGTTTAGTAACTTTGTTCGAAATTCCAGTGCATCCGGCGCGCTATATAGTGCTTTTTGATACGCGTCTATATAGAAATCTTCATAAACGGTTATACCCATGTGTGGTTGTACCTTGCGCCACGTTGCCGGATCGCCTTCCTCGTCGTCTACGTCTGGCTCAAAGATGTGCGCAAATATGGAATCATTTTCAATCTCACCTCGTAGGATCGATTTATACATTTTGAGCATTTCGACGAATGGAGCCGTTTCTTTATCGGATGCGGTCGTAATTACTACGGTTAAAGGGTTGAGCCGTGCGCCCATTGAGGACGTTAAAACGTTCTTCAATGCGGCGCTATCGGCTTGTGAATACTCGTCTACTATTACCATGCTTGCGTTAAGTCCGTCTAATTTATCCGGGTTAGAGGCAAGGCAACGGGCAAAAGAGGTTTTTCCCTTTATGCGGTTATATATGATTTCTCGATTAATTTTGAAGTGTCTAAACTTCGGATCGAGGGACTTTAAAATATTACGTATTTCATCAAAACAAACTTTCGCCTGATTATATGAGTTTGCAGCAACGTATGTTTGTGCGTTCGCATCACCGAACAACAAATCGTTAATCGAAAGACTCGCTACACTTGTTGTCTTACTGAATTTACGCGGGACGAATAAAAGAGCTTCACGAATCAAACGTTTGTTTGTGCCGGGCTTGTAAAACGCTAGAATGTTAGAGAACTGAAACACTTGTATCGGAGTCAGTTTGTATCTAGTTTTTCCCTTCGTGCCGGAAAACTTCAAACGCTCATAGAACGTGACGAACTTCTTTACTTCCTTGATCCGAAACTCGTATTTATCGAGGAAAACAAAGAAGCGGCGAACGGCTAGCAACTCGTAAAGGTTGTGCGCGTTCGGATTGTTAATACAACCTTTGATATACACATTTAGTCTTTCGTCTGCCTTGTCTAGCTTATACGAATCAACGTCGATGTTATGCAGATCGGAGACAACCGACTGCTTTAACGCTATCAGTTTATCTCTATTCTCCTTGTTCATCGCGATCTATTTTGTTTACTTCGTTAATCAAGTCGTTTACTTCGTCGTCATCAGATGCAGAAAGCGTTTGAAAGGTCAAACCAAGTTCGCGTAATTGTTTGCGCGTTGCTTCGAGTGCATCGAATAAAACTTTGAAAGCAGGATGCGCCGTAAGTTTATCATTATTTTCGCGGGACACTTCTTTCACGTATGACTTCATACGCTTCTTTGAAATATCGTTTAGTGCAATTTGAAACGCCATATATGAACCTGCGCAAAGAGTTATACAGAGGTCTAAATCTTCCGTATATGTTCCCTGCGACTCCATCGCGGCGCGAATCTTTTCTTTTATGTCGTCCAAATCACACATTTTTATAGGCTTTTTGCATATAGGAAAAGATCGCAAGTATTTGGTAGCTCGGAAGATGCGCGCAAAAAGTTTACCCCCAACGCGCACCCCCTCGTTTCAAAAATTACTCGCGCGTGTAAATATGAGGTGAGGTGGGTTTAGCGTATCGCGTTAAAAAATAAAAAAACCGCCCCCCCTTCGTCGAGGTTGAGCGGTTGTAAGGAAATCAGAAAAATATTATTTCTCGCCTTGCAAAAACCGATCCGCAAAACGTTCCGTCATTCGTTTATTATTCGCCTGTACCGCCTCTTTCGAATGACTAAAAGCACGTCGATGCGTATCAGAGTGGCACGAATGGCAAAGACTTTGCAGATTGTTATAATCAAACATTAGTTGTCTCATTCCGAGTTCGTGTGATACGGACTCAACCGGGACAGTGTGATGTACTTCCGTTGCAAGCGTACTGCGATTGTTCGCCTCGCACATCTCACAAACCGGATTGCTTTGTAGCTTCTTAGCTCGAAGTAACTTCCATTTGTTGGAGTTAATCATCTTAATGTAATGCGGGTTTCTACTCATTGTTCGTCATAATTAAAAAGAATCTTATCACATTGATAACAATCGTGCAACTCCTTTCGTGTCGCCTCGATGTCGTCCGTTTCTATCTCAACTAAATGCGTCTCGGACACATCGCCCGATTTGCATTGAATACGCCTGATTATATACATAACGTTTCGATCCGGTCTAATCCGTTAATAAGTAATCTAATCCGTGCACAATTCCCGTCGCATCGAGTCGATTGCGTTTCCTGTTTGTGTATCCGGCTTGCACAACCTTTGCAGTTCTTAGACGGACACATTTGTTTATACACTTCGATAGCTTGCCGCCTCGTTTCGTCTCTCTGTATCCGAGCCGCTTCAATAGCGACTTTTCGGATTAAGCCACGCGAGCGGATGCGCTCGTTTGTGGCTTGTTCGATGTACTGTTTTACTTTACTCATTTTACCGTGTTATTTTTAGGTTTGTAATTCCATCCGTTTAACTCGTAGACTTTCCGTTTCGCCTCTTCTTGCGTTGCCGCATCATCTACCTTTGTGTCTCCGTCTGGATCGCGACGATAGATATTGAAGTGTCGAAAACGAGGGGAATAATAATACTTTGATTGATTTTGCGTTTGATTCATTCTTTATAGAATATACAAAGCCCGAAAAGCTCTATTTATTGTTATTTCTTTTATTTCTTAGATAAATTAATTACATTTGAATCGTCGTATAACCTATTTTTATTTTATACTTATGGAACAGTATTTATTTGGTTTTATTCTTTATCAATGTGATCCTAGAACTTTCACAACGATTATGACTGACTCTGTTTACTTTTTACTGACCGAAGATGAAGCTTTTAGAAAATACAAAGAATTAACATCGAAATTGGAAAAAGGTCAGTTTATAGTAATTAAACGAGTCTAAGTATATACAATTCTTAAAATTTTAGCTATACACGAAATGCTCAATCGTCGTATAGTTAATCTAATATTGCCATAATTCTATCGTTTATTAGTTCTACACAAACATTCTAGGCTGCATCCGCGACAAAATGATTTTATTCGCATCTGCATAGAACTTCTTCTTTATCTCAAATCCGTATGCTTTTCGCCCGCATTGAGCGGCTGCAAGTAATGTTGTACCACTTCCGGCGCATGGGTCTATTACAACATCACCCGCATCGGTGAAAAGTTCGATCAACCGCTCAAGCAACGGAACTGATTTTTGTGTCGGATGAATCCGCGGTGTATCTATGTCTCTAGGATAATCGAAACAATTAAATACCATCCGACCGCCATTATTGAATTTTGGCAGTTTATCCCGATACAAGAGTACACCATATTCACAATTACCAACGACCTTCATATTAGCCTTTAAAACTTGTGCCGAAAAGTTCTTTTTAAATACCAGATTGATATATTTGTTCAGCCCGTATTCCTTCGCTTTCTGTATAAGTTCGAATTGTTGCTGAAATTCACAAAAGACAATCATACAGGGGGATTTTCCTTTTTCTTTTGGCTCTTTAACGAGCATCTTGCTACAAAAATGAAGAAATTCAGTAATTCGAAAATCCTTATCGGTATCGAAAAATTCTTTTCCAGCTAATTCGCTTTCTCCATTAGAATTGTCTCCGTCGATATACCAAGATGGATTAGAACCGTATGCGTTCTTCCCAATGTTGTAGGGAATATCCGCAATGATTAGTTGTGCTTTCGGAATACCGTATGTTTTATAGTTCTGGAAATGATCGTTAAATAGTTCTACGTCTTTCATTGAAGCAATAATATTAGTCGTTAATAAATTCGTCCTCGTTCTCTACTACTTCACTCTTGACAGGCTTCTTCACCGGAACGCGAATTGCCTTTTCTGTAAACTTGTTCGATAGATATTGTTTCGCCTGTTCCCAATCTGTAAAGTGTAAATTTGGATCAGTATAGAGCGAGATAATCGTAGAGTTTAATTTATCGAGTGCTCCGAAAGCACTTGAATTTATTGTGCCGTCTAGAGGTGAAAACTTGGCAACTAAGCCGTTATAATTCTCTGAAACAAATCGGTCGATATACTTCCGATTCCGTTCGTTTGCTTCGGCGTGTTCTACAGGAACGTCGTGCAAATAATTTGTGTTTGATAGTTTTTTAACCATATTAAAATCCTTCTAATCGTTTCTGTCCGTTCATTTCGTCTACCTTGTGTTGTGGTAGTTTTCGTTTTGGTTTTACATACTCGAAATGTCGTTCCGCCTGTGATAGATCGTAGAACATTTCTTTGATTTCGTCCGGTAGCACTTCTTCATCATCATCGCCGGGCATCGGATCGGCAACCCGGAGAAAGCAGCCTAAAATGTACTGCATAATCTCGTATGTGCTTTTGAAATGATAGTCAGCGCGAATCTTATCGAGCCTTTGCCATTGTTCCAGATCAACGCGAACCGGAATCTTTTTAAAGTACACAAGTTTCTTTTTTCTGCTTCGCATGGTTTCGTTGTATTAATTATCTTCTACTAGCTCCGTTCAAGTCCAATACGTTAAACATTTCATTTATTCGATCCGCGATATACGCGCCGTAAATACGCTGTATTTCCTTAATCGTTAAGTTCGTTGTAACATGAGTTATTGCCTCATGTCTCAACTCGTACCTACATTGGAAAATATACTGCATCACGTTTAGTTCAGTACCGAAATACTTTGCCGGGATTGGCTCGCGTCCTAGTTCATCAAAACAGATCATTCGCGGCGTACCGTTGTTGTAAGTATACAATTCTAGTGCATCCTTTCCGTGCATCGAAAAGCCGTTTGCAATACAGGAAGCCGAATCAATCCTAAAACCACCGATCGGATAGCCGCCCCTTGCTTTGCCGCGTGTGAAATAACTATATCGGTTTAGAATCTGCATGATAGTACTTTTTCCTGTACCGATGTCACCTCGTAACAATAACCCTTTATTTGAATCTAGCTTCTCGGATCGTCCTTCAGTATACAAAAACAGTTGGTTCATTATGTTTCTATTCGAATCGTCTATCTTGAAGTTAGGACAAACATATTTGCAACACGCTTTAAACCACTCCGGGCGCTTCTCTACTTCTATCGGCTCGTCATAGTACCGTAGTCTGTATGATAGTATCGCCGCTATCGGTAGAGTCTGTTTGCTTCTTGTTTCCATATTCGCATTTATCGTTTTTTAGTTCAAAAAATCCCGCCCAATTATTCGCAATCGATTCATCTACGATTTGAGATGCGACCGCCGGATTACCTTTGCTCAATTTCACTAATTTGTTGTAACACGCTTTGAGTGACTTTTCCGATTTGTAATTTTCCCGCCTGTCTTTCTTGTATTCAAGCCAGAGCGAAAACGCTTCTAAAAACTCGTCAGATATAAAATCAAAATCTCCATGAGAGACTTTAGAGAGTATATTTCTGTTTGGTTTCTGTTTTAGTTTATTATAGTCTGTACTATCCCCTGTATCATTGACTCCCTTATCTACTGTATCATTGGCTGTCTGATTGGCTCCCTTATTGGCTGTCTGATTGGCTGTAAAATTTACAGTAGTAGTTACAGTAGTTTTAAATTCCTTCACGAAAGAATAAGAGCTTATAATACGTTTGTTCTTACCAGATTTATAATAAATCAATCCTGCATTTATTAAAGACTCACGGGCTTTTATTAGTGTTTTCTCATTCACGTTAAGCGCAAAACAAAGTTCAATGTTCGAGCAATCGAAAACGTCCCTCCAATCTTCGCCGTTACAAATAGCCACTAATTCGTAAAAAAGGGCTTGTTCGGTGGCGGTAAATCTGAAACGTCGTCGCGCTTTTCGCATCTTTTCGGTTAGCGTATATCCGTCTATATTCATCACACTTATAAAGTCTATCGAGCGACATAATAACTACAAATCCTTATCCCGATCGCCCGCCCTACTTTCAGGACGGAACAATAGCAAATAAAATTATTCTCTCTTCCTCCGTTGCGACACGTTCGACAATCGTGTTTTACTTGCTTTTGTGCTGTTTTCTTCACCATTCTTATACCTCCTTTATTTTAATTCCATGAACGTAAAGCATGAGCTTACGTTTGATTATATACTCCTTTGTCCGAACACCTTTAGTATCTTCGACGATATACTCACCATCCCGATAATAAACGAAATCCGCGATGTAGTAAACTCCTCGTTCGATCAGCTTCTTTTTACGTAGCATCTTCCGCACTCCCTGCACTTCATAGAAACGATATTGAGGCGAAATAAGCTCGTATTTTACTTGCTCTTGTAATCCGGTTATAATCCCCTTCTTTTCGAGTAGTTTCAACTCCTTAGCGCGTCGATATTCCTTTTTAGAGTCGTATCCGTCTATTTTTACATTGTTATACTTTGCCATGTCATTTTAATTGGTTTGTGAATAGTGGATAAGCCCGGATTCGAACCGGGAATGATACTTCAAGAGCCGCACCGCATTAACGGAATGTCTAGCGATCAACCTTACATAACTAGGCGTTTCCAATTCCGCCACTTATCCGATTTGCCGGGGCTTTCACCCGGCGCGTTGTTACTAATTTGATAAAACCTTCGCTCTTTTTATATATCCATGTTTTTGAAACTCATTAATATAAATCAATTCTTTCGTCCAATTCCCAGTATTGTCTTTTTGGGGTTGTAGCCTAAAATGTCCTCTAACGGAGAAGCATTCATTTCGAACAATAGTAGTAAACCATGTGCAATCCATAAGATTAATATCGATGTCTGACTTATTCTTGTATTTTCTTGCTCCAACCTTTAATTTTGATTTGTGACTAATTGTTTTTGTGTCAACTTTAGCGTATTTTTTAAAAAGAATATAGCAAAGGATAAAAGATACTCTAAGGTTGGCGTTACTCATAAGATCAGCCCCCCAACCCCGTGCATAGATGTTCTAAATGTTACATTCTCTGTATTTATTATTGCGCACACCCCATTTATAAACCATATTGAAGCCATTCCTTCATTTTTAATGATATAAGACACGCCTATATTTCCGAAAATAATAGTACCAGAAGATTCTAACCCTTTTGTAAAATCGCTACCGTTCAATATAGGTTCAAATGATTTTGAAGATTTAATCATAGCGTCATAGAAACTATTTGATAACAAATCTACATTTTTATTTTTCAAAGAATGAACCTCATTTATACGATTTTGCGTAGAGGCTGCTTCTGCATAAAAGGAGCAAGCATCAATTTCGGGAACATGAATCCTTCCATTGAGCACAAAATTTAAAATCGGATATTTTGAATTATCTATCAACATAGCACTTGTTAATTTACTTCATACGGATAAACGTCTACAATCGCCGTTTCTTTAAGCAAAATCGAAGAATAATCCGCCATCGTTCCTTTCATTCCTTCGTCGAGTTTCTTCATTGCGTCGTGAATGTCCGCCGCCTGTATGAGTACGTTTGTATAAGTCCGTTTCTCCTTGCCGCTTTTCTCGTCAAGCGTAGTGAAAGCAAGTCGCCCGGCAAACCATTTATCGGCGGAATCCTCTTCGCTAGTAAATATCTCGCTATAATGTGCGCGAGAAATGTCGGACACTGTAAACTCACCGGAGATAAACGGTGTGACCTCTTCGATTATTCGTGCTTCTGCTTCGGTAAAACTTAGTGCATCGACTAAATACGGTTCAGTCACTTTTTTTTGCATTCCGTTTTCCATCACCTTCTCGTAACGAATTTTACATAAAAACCAAGTGTGCATCATAATTTTGTGTTTATTAAAGTGTTTATAAAAATGTGATTAATCGTGTTGTGTTAGTGTTGTGACGGTACTTTCTTCGTCAATTTCTTTAATTCCTTCCGTATCTTATAAATCTGATTCTTAACCGGAACACTGTTTTTTGCTTCCGGCTTTAACGCCTCGATCTGCATCTTTAATTTTAAGACCTCTTTTGCCTTATCGACACAATCGAGCAAGTCCAGACCGGAACGGATAGATTCGTCTATCATCTCGCTAGCCAACCGGATTCGATCATAGAGTTTCTTTATATTATCCGCGTGGTTGGCGCGATTCATTTCGAGTATTCGACCTTCATTTGTATAACCGTCATAAATGACATAATACAATTTGTCCACGTCCGGGCGACCTAAAAAGTGTCCGAGGAATTGCCAATAATATTCGTCTTTTTCGTCGATGGTATTTCCGAACTGCAGCGATTCGATCTTTCCTTGCGACATCGGGCACTTGATCTCACCCAGAGCGATAACTTTCCCGTCAAATCCGTACACATAGAAATCCGGTGAATCTCCGAATCCTTCAAACGGTTCATTGAAAACAATGTCTTTAAAATCAGTTGTACACGACTTGATCTCGTTCATTAACTGGCTCCGTACCCATTCGACCGCTAGCGGTTCGTTTTCATGCCCCCAATCAAACGCTTTGTTACTTCCGTTTTCTCGCATCGTCCCGGTTCTCCGCTCGTATCGTACTAAATACATTGCGTCTAACGCACCTTTACCAAAGGGACAACCTTTGCCCGCTTTCATCAGATCGGGAAGCGTAGAGGCGGTTATTTTGCCCCGTCTCTTTTCCTTCCATTCGATTTCTTTTTGTTCACTTGATTTCATGTGCTACTAATTCTTTGATTTGTTCTTTAGTTAGTTTATATTTCGTCTGTACCTGTGCGACCGTAAAACCACCTGCCAGACCATCGAGGATATTTTTCCAGATTGCCGATCCTGTCTCAACAGTAGGCAATGAGTTTTCTACTTTCGGAAGAAAAGGACGAATACGAAGCGAATCAACCTTTTCGCCGAAAGCGTCAACTAATACCGCTCCGATTTGGATTTGCTTGTTTATCCATGACTCAAAATTCGGATTTTTGAAAATTTTCGTCAATGTTTTGCAGTTCGTCCGGTTGAGGATCATCGGTTTCACATTCTCGAAGAAATAAGCGACGAAACATTCTTCTTTCTTTCCAGACGCGCCGACTACTTGTTCTTTTTTCGTTTCGCGGATGGTGAGAATTATATCTTTTCCATCCGGTAGGCTGTAAGCGCCTAGATAGTCGTAATTAAATTGAGTTTTCCAATGTGTCATTATCGTGTTGTTTAAAAGTTATCGTTTCCACCCTGATAAAGCGACTCATAACAGCGAGCGCAAACCGTTATTATCTTTGTGCCATGTCTGCCACGTTCGTACGTTTCGACCTCTAATTCTATCTCTTCGCCCGGTTCGATCTCTTCGCCGCAATCTTCGCAAACTAGAGTATCAGCAGGGCACGCGCCAAGAACCGTACAAATTCGGCAATTACCGATACATTGAGGATTCGCCGCCATGGCGTTTCACGTTTAGATAGTTACAGACTAGCACGTAGATAACCGTTATAAATACGATCAATAGTGCGATAATTAATTTGCCCGGCTCCGGCTCGCCTTCTGCAAGGCTGCACGCTGAAAGCATTAAGATAATAGCGGCGGGACTTTGTTTTAGTGTTAACATGGTGTTTGTTTTATACTACCTTATTACTTTGTATGAATCTATCTATACTCGATAAATCGTACCAGATCATTTTTCCAAATTGAGAAAAAGAAATGAGAGCTTTTTCCCGTAACGTTCTCAAAAAATCATCCGAGCATCCTATATAGGATTTTGCTTCGTCTTTACTAAGCCACTTCTTCACTATTGGCTCAACTTTTCCGGTTACTCTAGTTCGTCCCATTGTTCATTATTCAATCGTGTAACAATTAGATTATCTTTATCGGTTTCCGTCGTAAACAGTAGACCTTCGTCATATTTTAGATTTGTACAGGTCGGTCTAACTGAATTTCTTTTAGAACGAGGGAAGGTCATTGTTTCCCCGGGCTGCATCCCCCTTAAAAGGGCAGTTAATTCGTTTCTTTTTCGTCTCATTGTCGTGTATCGTGTTATGTAGCCCCGAAGGGCTACGGATTAATATTAAATAGCTGCTTTCAATCGCTCTATATCTCTTATTAATTTTTCTTGCCTTGCTACTTCATTATCTGCCATTCCGTCAAGCCCGAGACTTGCATACCATTCTGCATTATTAACAGCCTCTTCTAATGCTATTTCTTTTTTCGAAATTAACGCATTAATGGCGTTCTTATCACGGCTTTCGATTAATATCTCTAAGGCTGTCTTTCTGGTTAAAGTGCTAGTTGCTTTCATAATCGTATTTATTATGTAACCCCGAAGGGCACGGATTAATATTAAATCTTCTGATAACCGAATGAGTTCATAAATTTCTCTGCGCCCTTGAACGTTTTGAAAGTCTTACTACTAGCGAGTGTACACGCTAAGAATCTTTGTCCGGCTGTTGTATTAATCAAGCTAACACAACATACCGTTTCGCTTCCTGCTTTTTTAAATTCTACGTCTCCGATCATTCCTATTTCCATTATTATCTATATTGTGCAGGGCTCTCGCCCCGCCAGTTATTTTTTTTGTTATCTTATTTAATGCCGCAAAGTTTTGAAATTCTCAATAACTCTTCATCGCTCATAAATGCGAGGTCGAAAAATATACCTTCATCGAAAGGTTTGTTTTCAGCTAAAGCGGCTTGTTTCATGCTAACCATTATTTGAGTTATCGTATTGCCTTTTTCTTTATCGCTCATTCCTGCTTTCATAATTCTATACTTTTATTTGTTAGTTCTTGATTGATTGATTAACTTTGATGCGACAAAGATAGGTGACTATACTCTACTATACAAATATTTAGTAGAATATATTCTATTAATTAACCTTTATTAGTAGACGAAAGTATGACTATAAAAGAAAAAATTCAGAAATACATTGATTATAAAGGAATTAGTGTATATAGATTAGAAGCAGAAGCTGGATTATCTAAGGGATATTGGGGGAAGACCAAAAGTATATCCGCCGATATTGCAATGAAAATTAGTAGAGTATACGGTGACATGTCAACCGAATGGCTTCTGCGAGATAAAGGAGAAATGATTAAAAATGCAGAGCGAGAACAAAAAACAATCGAGATTTCCGAATCTGCAATAAGCGAAACAAAACGAAAAGGAGCATTAATATACGACATAGACGCAACATGCGGGCTAAGTGGTAGAGATATAGAATTTACAGACGAAAAAGTGATAGGAAGTATAGACGCACCGGAAATCAATCCGGATTCAAAGATTATATTCGCTACGGGCGATAGTATGCTACCTCTAATAGCTTCGGGCGACAGGGTAGTAATTAGAAAGATTGAGAGTTGGGATTATTTCAACTACGGACAGGTGTATTTAATCATAACGAATGAATACAGGCTTATAAAAAGAGTTCGTAGGCATCCTAAAGATGCGGATAATTTAATCCTGCTTCGTAGCGAGAATCCAGACTATGATGATATAGATTTACCGAAACGGGAAATTATTCATCTTTTTATTGTGGAGAACATTTTATCAATCAAAAACATATTATAAATCACTAAAAACAAAACAACATGAAGAAGCTATTATTTTTAGCACTACTATTATGCAGCGTTTCTGTATGGGGGCAAATCCAAACAAATGTAACAAAACAATGTTATCTATTATATGACTTTGACGGTAAATCTTTCAATAAGAATAAGAAGATAAAAGAAGGTACTACTATAACATTAACCAAAGAATCTGATCGTCTTATTGGATTCTACGAAGTTTTGTATAAAGGGAAGCAATATGTAATAAAAGAGAATTGCATAAATCAAAAGGATCTAAGTTTATTGCCCAAAGATAGCCTAGCGATTCAAAAGTATTGCAAAGCAATCACTAAAGCAGGAAAAAGGTGTTCTCGCTTGCATGAGCCCGGCAATGTGTATTGTTGGCAACATAAAAAAGATTCAATCAATACGCAAAATATTCATTCTCGACAACAAGATAGAGTCATCCACACGGGACCACGAGGGGGCAGATATTATATTAATAGCAAAGGGAATAAAGTATATATCAAAAAATAAAATTTATCATATCACCTCTAAAACAAACTCTGCATGAAGAAGTTACTATTTTTATCATTGTCTGCTCTATGTCTAAGCGGCTGTTCTTCTAAAACCGAGACGCCTTTAGAAATATACCTGAACGAGCACAATCAAAATTTAAAATCATTAGAAATAATCGAAGTTTCAGAAATAGACAGTGCATATTCTCCTTATAAAGAATTAATGTCTTTATCTTATATGTATTCAAAACTCGGTGCTGATATAGCAAAACTAAACGCAAAAGCATTTAAGGCAAAAAGCAATAAAGAGGCTATTGCAATATTAGATAGTGCTTTGAATATATATAATCAAGAAGATGCAAAGCTCGATCCTATAACAAACAAATGTTTTAAATCTATTGATTTCCCTGAACTGATAGATGAAAAAAATAGAATATATATAAAAGCAAAATATAAAATAGACGGGAAAACCCAAGAACACAACTTCTATTTTAATGAGGATGGGAAAACGATTGGGCATACGGAAGAAGATATACGCCAAAGTGCTAACGATGTTCTCTCTGGGTTAAATAGCGCACACGATGCAAAAAGAGAAATTGAAAAAGATAAAAGAGCAATAAAGAGAGGAGAATATAGATTCAATGCTCAATAACCGCCCAATAAACAAGTGTCATCGACCACTAAATCGAACTAAACATGAAAAACCGAATCAAATCATATTGGAGCAACTGTTTGTCAATCGCTGCGATTATATGTAGCGTTGTTGCTATTTGCGTTTCGTTACCATCCGCGCCGGAGTTAGGTATAGACTATATCGGGGTGATAGTAGGGATTTTATCGCTTTTGGTGACTATGTTAATCGGATGGCAGATTTGGAATGTGATTGCAATAGATAAGAAGATAGATGGTAAAGTAAAACAAACTAGCGATTCTTTAACGGAGAGTATCAATGTTACCAAAAAAGAAATGATAGAATACATTGAAAAAGCAAATGAAAAAAGCCAAACAGAAATAATGACGTCATTATTATTCATACAAGGAGATAATTTTTTATTTAAGAGTCAATTTGAAAACGCTTTACTTCGTTATTTAGACGTCATATCTGATATAATAGAAAAGCCATATATTGAGAACTATTCAGATGCAATAAACGCATGTATATTAAAGGCTAGAGAAGCTATGCGATCAGTTAATAACAATGAATTGAAAAGAGTATTGAAAGAGGAAAAGAAAGAATCCTATTTGAAAGCATTGTTAAAAATAGAAGGATATAAAGCAATAGATATAATAATATTTCTCCGTGGATTATAACATAATAACAATATGAATAACACAGAAATAATCGCAGAAGAAATTATAAAAATCGCCTACGACAAAGGGGGGCTTATAAATGCTGATGATTTGACAGAGGATCAAAGAAAAGCTACTACCGACAACGCGGTTGATTACGTCATGCGATTTTATGGAACTTTCTCCGGCGACGGGAAAAACCGATATTATGGTTTAAACGAAAAAGGATTTGAATTAGGAAGACGCGGATTCTTTAGCGGAGAAGAAAAGGAGAGGAAAAGACAACGAACAGGCGTAAATATAGCTATAATAACAAGCATTGCATCTGCCATTATAGCTATAATTGCAATAGTCGCAGATTATTTGAAGTAGTTCAAATAGACGGGTACATAATTTTGTTTTCCTGTTTTGATATACTCTAAAAGGATTTCAGTAAGTTCAAATAAGTATATACTATCTGTATTTTGAAAGCCCATGGTTCGAGGCTGTTCTTTGTGAGTAATGATTTGAATAGCTTGCTTTAAGCAAAATGCTCTTAGTTCTTCATCTGTCATAATAGTATGTTTACTATTAGCCGGATAAACTAGAAACAGATAGCTTAAATTCAAACAAATAATATTTGCTATTTCTGATTGATTGATTAACTTTGTATTGAAAACGTTCTTTGATAAAAATGAAATATAAGAGGTGATATTTATAAGGAAGGACATGAGTGCCGTTTTTTAATGCAAATTCGGTGCAAATAGATTTTATAAATATTATAAGATATTAGTTATAAGCGTTTTAGATGGCGTACAAAAACGCCTCTCACGCATGTAATACGAGTTCGATTCTCGTACCCACTACTATCTGATTATCAGCCTCTTACAAACAAGTAAGAGGCTTTTTTATTGCCTTATATCTATATCAAAGTATCGTTTTTAGGCGTTATAAACGGGTATTATTAAAGAAAATGATGCAAATTTTGCGCAAATTTTCATCTTGCTTTATTATCGTGCTATCCCGTTAACACACTATTTGCGTATATATACTAAAAATGATAATAATATGAATAAGAAAGTAATAGATTACATTAATTCATTGAAAATAATTCTCCAAAAACTTGTACAATAAGCAAACACATATTAATTTTATAAAGTCAAATAAGAGTTCTTAATTTTAATGTTTAACCAATGAAAGATGAAGAAAGAAAGAAAGGAATTAGAACAAGAATATGAGAATTTAAAACTTCTCGCTTCATTTCACGAAGCCTATGGGATTTCCCGAAAATAAAAAAGAAAGAGAAGCATTAATAAATGACATACTCGACCGAATGAATGAATGAAATTCGGTAAAAATTAAAAGAGTAATTAATCTCCCTCCCTTCGGCGAGGGATTAACTTTAAAAATATGATAGATATAAACGCCTGCTTACCTACACCCGAAATGAAAGCGGATTTTGAACGATTCAAAACCTTTTCTACCAAAGAAGAAAGAGATGCTTTCAAAAAAGAAATGCAAGCCAAATATAACGCGCTGCCAGAAGCCCAGAAAGAAGCCTATAAAAAAGCGTCTGAATCTGGACTAAAAGCAACCGTAGATGCTTGTAATGATTTTATAGAAAGAACAGAAGAAGCTATATTACGGGATAGACTCGGAGAATTGCCGGAAGCTATTTCGTTTAGCTATATCGCAAAGAAATATTTCGGTAAGTCAAGAAATTGACTATATCAAAGAATTAACGGCAATATCGTAAACGGAAAAAAGGCTCGCTTTACAGATAATGAACTTCAAACGTTTTTAAACGTTTTGAAGGACGTAAGCGAAATGATTCATCAAACATCGCTTAAACTCGGTTAAGATTCTTATTGACACCAGTCCCGCAAATTGAGTCATTGCGGAACTTTTTTTAGGAATGAAACAACAAAAGGTCTGGATTACTTAGCTTTTTCTAAAAGCTACTATCACGATAATACATTTAATATTAAAATTCTAGCGCAATCCCACCTAAAATAGAATATTTTGTAAAAGCCAAATTTATATTTACTTTTTTTATATTTATGACCGCTATCCCGCCAAAATCTAGCCCCGAAACACTTTTTTTCTCTGAAAACTTATTATGTACTATGCCGGAATCAGATATAGTATAATCACTTCCATCTGTAGTGCCATATGCTATTTTCGCATACCCTATAACTGGAATAAATCTTAAATTCTTCACAATAGGAATTTGATAGCCTATATGAACTACAGTAGTCATCTTATCAGACCACTTATCTACTCCCATATCATTTTCATGAGAAGAAGGCCATCCCATAACATCAGCATAAAAACCTTTTATAGCCAAACTTACTCCTACCGCACCATTTGATATACCTCTTCCATATCCCACATATCCTCCTATTATACCAATGCTCCATTCCTTGTTAACTTCTTTAAAAGGGAAAAAAACTTTTGCTAATAAATCATTCACTGAAAGAATTACGACTAGCAACAATAGAACTTTCTTCATAACTATGTATTTTGATTTGTGAATACTTCTACAAAGAAAGACACTTCTTTACACCAAATCAAACGTTTTACTGTTTTTTTTCAAGTTGAATAACGATCATCCGCAAATTACCAGCAATCAATTCGAGAATTCCTTATACTTGAATGAGTATAACATTCTCATTACTATTATCTATTATCTTATCTACAAATTCTTTTGCTAGTTTTGATATTTCAATTACCTTTAGCACAAAATATAAAAAAACAAGTAAACATGAAAAAGCAAACAAACTCTATTACCGCTTAATTCTTTTGGGGCAAATAGTAGCCAAAATCTAAAAAAGACTCTCCCATATCACATCTATTTAATAGTTTATTGATAGCCTTAAAAAGAAGTTCAGACAATAGTTAGAAATTAAACAATCACTAAAAACTAAATATCATGGAAACATTTATTATTTTAATCATTCTCATATTCGGAATCCTACAACTAATCCTATTTTTCAAAATCTGGGGCATGACAAACGACATTAGAGAAATCAAAGAAAGATACTTTTCTTCAACCACCTCCCCCAAAAAGAAAATGCCCACTCAACCAACAGAATTTAATATTGGCGAGCTTGTTGTAGAAATAAAAACAAATAAGCAAATGCGAATCAAAGAGATTACAGAGGATGGGAAATATAGTTGCTATACAGGTGGAGGTGCTTCACATGAAGGAGATTTTACCGCATCGGAAATAAAACGTTTTAATTCGTAATTCCATATTCAAATAATTTATTTGGATGGTGTATGAAAAGACCTTCCATGCACGTACGTATAATCTCGTACCCACTACCAAAGAAAAAGAGGAAATGTAGTTAAACTACATTTCCTCTTTTTCTTTATAGATCTCGAAGTAAGATTCCTTATCAATCCTCAACCGTACTCTATCCTCTCTTTTCTGCCCTGCCAGATTCACAAACAGATTGAAATACAGTTGGCTGAAAGAAAGGTTGGAACGATCATAAGTAATATCAAACGTCCAGGTTCTACGAAAAGAATCGAACGTAGCATACGATTGCTCACCCCCTTTACACATAAACACTTCCGGGAAAGACGTAGGAGGATAAGGCTGGAATAAACCCGCTAATTGAGCATAAATATAGTCAATCATCCATTCGTCTCCTGTTAAAGTCAATTCTCCCTTTAAACGGAGTTTGATGGCATAACTGGCAGTCACGTCGGACGAAGTATAAACAGGAACCTGGCTTTCTGCCGGATAGTTGCCGTCTTTATATCCAAGACTCATTGTTAGTTTGGATAGACCGACGCCATTAAAGCCACTCACCTCCTGATCTGCCAACCGGTTTTTCAGACTGACCATGAATGTCAGTTTACCGAGCGTCGGATCACCCGGATATTGTGCAAGCGTGTCCAGTACATAATCTTCGGTATTGTAACTACGGGCTATTAAATCACCCTTCCCAGCCTCCAAAGCCGGACCACCTCTTTCCACATCCACGTTGCCAACCGGATAATAAATAGCATCATTATCCCTTACGCAACCACTCAAACAGAACAGCAACACTGCCAAGCCTATTATCTTATTCATTATCATCTTACCTCTTGGTTTTGCGGACAAAGATACATCTTTTTTATACCACACTTGATTTATGTCAACCGTTTTTAGTATTTTTGCACACATCAAGACAGAAAAGACATGGATACATTATTAAGAGAGACTGTAAATGCTGTTGTAAATTCCCGCTTTCCGGAAATGAGTATAGAAGGAAGACGACAGATAGAAAGCATACTGATTCGTGAAGAATTTCCCAAAGGAGCAATAGCGCTGAATGAAGGAGAAGTAGCTCATGAAATCGTATTTGTCGGCAAAGGGATGCTTAGGCAGTACTATTACAAGAATGGGAAAGACGTGACCGAACATTTCTCATACGAAGGATGTATCGTGATGTGCATTGAGAGTTTTCTGAAACAAGTACCCACCCGGCTAATCGTGGAAACCCTCGAACCTTCCATTATCTACCTGTTCCCTCGCGACATGATACAAAAATTGGCAAAAGAGAACTGGGAAATCAATATGTTCTACCAAAAGATACTGGAATACTCCTTGATTGTATCACAGATTAAAGCAGACTCCTGGCGCTTTGAATCCGCCCGCGAACGCTATAACCTCCTGCTCGAAACACATCCGGAAATTATCAAACGTGCACCTCTGGCACACATCGCCTCTTATCTTTTGATGACACCGGAAACACTAAGCCGTGTGCGCTCCGGTGTTCTATGATTTTAGCGGCTTTTCCGGTATTCTTTAGGAGACATACCGGTGTAATGCTTGAAATATTTCCCGAAGAAAGACTGGTTGGCAAAATTCAGCCGATCGGCAATTTCCTGAATATTCATGCTTGAAGAATTCAGAAGTGCTTTTGCTTCCAGAATCACCAGTTCGTCTATCCACTCTCCCACCGTTTTTCCGCTGACCTCTTTTACTACTCCCGAAAGATGTTTAGGCGTCAGACACAACTGGTCAGCATAGAATTTCACGCTCCGTTCAGACTGGTAAGACTCCACTAAAGACTCATAAAAACGTTCGAAAATATATTCTTTCCGGCTTTTATTTTTCATGGTAGTAGCATTGGCTGGCGCATGATTGGTAAAGATATTACAAAGTTCAAAAAAGAACCCTTGCATCAAGCCCATTACCACTTCTTTACGATATAAAGCCTCCTTATTCTTCAACCGTTTTCTGATAAATGCATGATATTCCTTCACAGTCTCCTGCTCCTGCGGTGTAAGATTGAAACACGGGTAATCTTTCAGATAAAAGAATAAGGAAAGCACATTACTGATCTTAGGCAATGTCTCTAACAAGTTCTTCGACACAGCAAAGAATATTGCTTTAAAGTCGGAACTGAAACACCGCTGTTCGACAATCTGATTAGGCAGCGCGATCACCATTAATCCGGGGAACAGTTGAAACTCACGTAAACTAATATTAAAAGTACCAGTACCTTCCAGGCAAAGACCTACCGTCAACACCTCCAGTTTAGTCGGTCCATTATACAACGATATAACGCTCTCCGTATCGAAGAGCGCTATATCGTTATCAACAACATCAATGTTGTCAGAATCTATATGTTTAGAATGAACTACCGAAGAAATACCTACTTTGGGAACATTTTGAATATACATACTCTCTCTTTTTGCGACAAATATACCAGCATTTAATCAGATATACAAGTCGTTCAAGAGTATTATCAGACATAATGAACACTTTTAGTTACTTATTGAACAGACCGGAATAAATATTCAGAATCACGTTGGGCAGCCGGCACTGTCCATTTCTCCGGAACAAACTTCCACTGATTCAGGGCTTTGGGATCCATCGTACCTTTCTTTTCGATATAATTCATCAAATAGAAACGAAGATCTTTATCCGTAGAGAAAATTATACGGCCCTTCAAATCCTCCTGCGGAATACCCGATCCTTTCGTCAACAGTTCTCCACCACCATTACCACGATAAGAATTTAAGGCCACTTTATATATCTTATCCATACGGAAAGGAGAACCGTCCGCCATGCTCGTAATCGTAATCTTTTCTCCCTTCGGTTTTGTCACGTCCACCGTATAAATAATGCCGGAAGCCGAGTCGAAATTAAAACTGAAGTTCTGGAAAGAAGCCCTGTCTTCCGCACCTTCCCGAGGTTTCTTCTTGAACCAGAGCAGATGATCTTCCGGTGACTTCATCCGGTTCGTCCACATATAATAAGACATCTCCAGAAAATCCTTAATCTCCTTTCCGGACAGAGTCATCACATACAGCATATTCTCATACTTATACAAGTTGAACATATCACTGACAAACACATCCCCCTTCTTTATCTCCGCATCAAACGAAAGCGGAGCGGCAAAAGAGATGTCAGCTCCGGTTATATCGAGCTGTAAAGTATGTATCAAATCAATAAAAGCAGAAGGACCGAAGAAAGCAGGATGAGTAGAGATACTCTCGGTAAAAGTGCCGATCTTCTTGGATACAAACTTCTGCACCGTCTCATATTGCGGAGCAAAACGCTTCATGAAATCCTCGCTGATTCCGTAAGCTTCCGTTTCTGTCAACTCCCCTTTGATGTCCTTACTCTGCACCTTTCCATCTTTCAGTTTCAAGGTCACATCGACATTAGACAATACAATTCCATTGCTGGCCGGATCAATAATCAACACCGAATCTCCGGCTACATTCATCACCTTCTTACATTCGCGGGCATGATCGTGTCCCATCAATACGATATCGAATCCCGGCACATTCTTCGCTACGTTGAGAGAAGCGTTCTCGTTGTACTTGCCCGACATTTTGAAAGCCTCCTGTCCGGCATGGAACAAGCCGATCACCAAATCCGGATTCTCTTTTTCACGGATAATCTTCATCCATTTGCGTGCCGTCTCTTCCATATCATCGAAACGCAAGCCTTTCCACAGATTTTCAGAAAGCCATGCAGGGATGGCAGGAGTAATCATACCCAATACCACAATCTTCACGCCATCACGTTCCAACACCTTATAAGAAGCCAGATGGGGCTTTCCCGTAGACATATCAATGATGTTGGCACCCAACACAGGGAAGTCACAAGTGGCTATCCAACGGTCGAACACAGCACGCCCCGTTTCCACATCATGGTTCCCCATATTACCGGCATCATATTTCATGAAATTCATCATTTCCGAACAAAGATGAGGAGACACCGTATCTATATAATTATAGTAATAGGCAGTAGGCTGTCCCTGCAAAATATCACCATTATCCAGCAATATCAAATTCTCTTTATACTGTTCACGCTCTTTCTGCACGAAAGAATAAATACGCGCCAGACTACCCTTCCACTCGTGGCGGGTTATAAAATTGTAAGGATAATAATTACCATGTACGTCACTCGTTTCCACAATCTTCAGCTTCACCACCTTTTCCTGCGCCGCAACAGACAGTATGAGACAGAAAAGCAAGCCATAAATAAATCCTATTCGTTTCATTCTTTTTCTATATTTAGCGGATGCGAAAATACGAACCGTGCCCCACCGGTATAGTCAGGATCGATCCATATACTTCCTTTCCATTTATGCACAATCAATTTACAGATAGACAATCCCAATCCGGTTCCCTGGGCGTACTCATTCAGCTTTTCAAAACGCTCGAACACAAGTCCCTGTTTTTCTTTCGGGATACCGCATCCGGTATCCGTTACCGAGAAAATAGCCATTTGCTTTTCCTCATTCACAGAAAAGTCCAAGGTAATCTTCCCGCGTTTCGTAAATTTGTCGGCGTTGGACAGCAGATTAATGATTACCTGTTGCATACGCTGCACATCCGTCACCATCCGGAAAGTCTCAAAAGAAGTGGAAAACAAGAACTGATTGTCCGACGACTGTCGTGAAAAACTAACAGAAGCAACCACCTGACTACACAACTGCACCACATCACATTCCTCCCACGTCAAAGTCACCCGGTTCGCCTCCAGACGTGAAAGGTCGAGAATATCATTAATCAGACGAAGCAACAAATCCGAATTGGTTTTGATAATCTTATAATAAGACTGCTGTTCATCCTCCGTGCTACCGCCCATTGCCAGTACATCCGAAAAGCCGACAATCGAGTTCAACGGCGTCCGTATCTCATGACTCATATTGGCAAGGAAAGCACTCTTCAGACGATTAGACTCTTCCGCCCTGTCTTTCGCTACACGCAAATCCTTCTCCGATTTCAAAAGCTCATCTTTCAAACGTTTCGTACGGAAATAATAGAAAAGAGAGATACATAAGCCAAGTACCAGAATCACGAACAAAGCACAAGCAGACCATATCTGATAAGTATATTGCTGATAGAACGAAACCGGTTGGTTGACAAGCTGCACTTTAAAAGGCAACACGCTTGGGTGCAGCCCCCACTCTTTCACCTTCCGGCTATCCAATACCGCTTTAGAGCCAATGATCGAAAGATGCTTCCCCGTATCCTCCGGGTGCTGATCCATCCGTATGGACTCCATAGCCATTTCTCCTCCCACTTTCCGATAATCGGGCAGCGCTCCTCCTATCGCCCAATATCCAAGGCTCACCGATGAAGGAGTAAAAGCCGGGATGGTAGGAGTAGCCTCCATCATGGCATACGTCGCATTCCGCATGAAATACCCCTCGTTCATATCCACACGCCACGTTCCCACCAGAATAACCGTATTTTCGGGCAGCTGTCTCAATTCCTCAACGATGGTATAAATAGAATGTCTCCGACCGTCCATCAAAATCAAATCCAGATCGGGGAACTTCTTCATTTCTTTTCGTACCAACGCTTGCATAGTCACTCCGCCATAAGTATTGTCCGAGATAAAGGCAATGTGTTTCGTTTTCGGATAGAAAGCTTGAATCATGGAGATATTACCTTCTATATTATATTGATTGATAAATCCCGATTCCAGTTCGGGAATATCCAGATGATCTTCAAAGATATCGACAGATTCGGGCATCCAGCAATCAAGATTTTCCACCGTATCTTTTGGCAATATCACCACATTACTACTGGCCAGACTGCACATCACCGGCACTTTCACCTGCATTTCATCCCTCTGCGACAAATAGGCAGCCCACGCTTCCTGTCCTAATAAAATAATTTGCGCCGGATGCTTTTCTCCCTGATATTTAGCCAGAATCTGCGTCATCATCGCGCTCCATAACGGAGCCTCCGAGAAACTTTTACAGTTCATGTTTTCGATGACAATGTCGCGCTGTCCTCCCAACTTACTATATTCATCCATATAATCGGAAATAGTGACCGAAGTTTGGTGTGCTGCCGGATTATAAGAGCAAATAATCAGAATAGGTTTCTTATCTTTAGAGACAGCCAATACTTCCGTTGACTGCAGAAGCCAAAGGAAACAGATAAAAAGATATCCAAGACGTCCCAGCATAATTATGCAGTTTTGATGTGTTAATTCATTAATTGAGTTGCAAATATAGTAAAACTTGTCGGGTTTAGCAGATTTATATGTATTTTTGTCGCTCATTTACTCTCAAAAAATACAAATTATGGAATTATTTCACAAGATGATTTCCGGTTTTCTGGGTATACCGGAAAGACAAATAAGTAGTACGCTCCATCTTTTGGGTGAAGGTGCTACGATTCCCTTCATCAGTCGTTACCGTAAAGAAGCCACCGGCGGACTGGATGAAGTGCAGATAGAGCAAATAAAAGAGCAACACGATAAGTTGTGCGACATAGCCAAACGGAAAGAAACGATTCTCGGCACCATCAACGAGCAGGGAAAACTGACTGCCGAACTGGAGAAACGTATCAACGACACCTGGAATCCGACGGAACTGGAAGACATTTATCTTCCTTATAAACCCAAGCGGAAGACACGTGCTGAAGTAGCCCGCCAGAAAGGGTTGGAACCGCTTGCCACCATCCTGATGTTGCAAAGGGAAAACAATCTTAGTACCAAGGCTGCCTCCTTCGTGAAAGGAGACGTGAAAGATGTGGGAGATGCCCTGAAAGGCGCCCGTGACATCATTGCAGAGCAAGTGAACGAGGACGAACGTGCCCGCAACGCGGTACGTAATCAGTTCAGCCGCCAGGCAGAGATTAGTGCCAAAGTAGTGAAAGGAAAAGAGGAAGAAGCGGCAAAATACCGGGATTATTTCGATTTCTCCGAAGCACTGAAACGTTGCACGTCCCACCGCCTGTTGGCCATCCGCCGGGCAGAGTCGGAAGGCCTGCTAAAAGTATCCATCAATCCCGACGACGAGGCCTGCATCGAACGTTTGGAACGCCAATTCGTACGTGGCAACAACGAATGTAGCCGGCAAGTGGGCGAAGCCACAACGGATGCTTACAAACGGCTGCTCAAGCCTTCCATCGAAACAGAATTTGCCGCCCAATCCAAAGAGAAAGCCGACGATGAAGCAATTCGCGTATTCACCGAAAACCTCCGCCAACTTCTTCTCGCTCCGCCATTGGGACAAAAACGGGTGCTCGCCATCGACCCCGGATTCCGTACCGGATGTAAGGTTGTTTGTCTCGACGCGCAAGGCAATCTGTTGCATAATGAGAATATCTATCCGCATCCTCCGGTCAACAAGACCGGCGAGGCTGCTTCGAAACTTCGCAAGATGATTGAGGCCTACCAGATAGAAGCCATCTCCATCGGCAACGGAACGGCAAGCCGGGAGACGGAAGATTTCATCAACAGTCAGAGTTTCGACCGTCAGATACCCGTGTTTGTAGTCAGCGAGCAGGGGGCTTCCATTTATTCGGCTTCCAAAATTGCTCGTGACGAGTTTCCGGATTACGACGTAACGGTGCGTGGGGCAGTCTCCATCGGACGCCGCCTGATGGATCCGTTGGCAGAATTGGTGAAGATAGATCCTAAATCCATCGGTGTAGGTCAATACCAGCACGATGTAGACCAGACAAAGCTGAAAAAAGCGCTCGATCAGACAGTAGAGAATTGCGTGAACCTGGTCGGTGTAAACCTGAATACGGCAAGCAGCCATCTATTGAC